CCTCATGGTGTTAGGGGTTCGCCTAACAGGTTGATTGGTTTCGGTCGTCTTTACTCGCACCACAACAAGATACTACATTACACAATATCACATCCTATGTCAATAGATGTGAACAAAACAGTTCGAACATCAGGTTTTCTCATCAGCCTGCACCGCCTGCCCGCAGCAGGGGCAGTAGCTTTCTTCCTCGTCTTCTTCCGGCGTCATGTCCGGAATGTTGAACAGGTCAGCGTTGGCGACCGCAGCCCGCACGAAGGCAGGGCTGTACAGCATGTGCATGTTCTCCGGCTTCCATAGGAACTCCCGCACCTCGGCCTTGTCCTGATCTGTCCCGTTACGGAACGTGTTGAAGATTTCGTCGATGGTCATGTTAGTGGTTCCCCTAACGTATCGTCTTGTTGTTGATGCCGATCAGATCGGACTTGTCCGTGACCACGGTGTAGTGGCCCTTGTGGTAGGGGACGATGCAGTGCTTGGTCGCCCGCGCATTCTTCTCCCCGCAGGCACGGCAGGTCTTGTATCCCAAGGCCCACCGCTTGCTGTGCACCCACTCGCCACATTCGGCGCAGTCGTATGTCATTCCCCCACCTCCTTGGTTTGTGCTGCTTCCAGTGCGTCGGCGTCGCACTCGTCGATGCGGATGTTCTCCCGCTTGCCGAAGTAGAACACGGCACCGTTACCATTCACTCGGGCGGTGCGCGTGCTGACCTTGAGCCAGTCGGTGGATGAATGAGGCGATAGGCGGAAGCGCGTGCCGATAGGCACGGCAGCGAAGGTGGTGAAAACTCTGTAGGCCATTGTTCGATGCTCCTTTTTCTTTCTGTTAGGGGTTCCCCTAACGGTCATTCTTCGACGACGATATCCACGTCCACGCACATGCACGGCAGCACACCGTAGTCAGAGGCGTCGTGCCAGCAGGTGAAATAGGGCTGGTCCTTAACCTTGCCGATGTGCACGGGCTTGCCGTGCCCGATGTCGAACAGGATCTCGCGGTGCATCTGCTCGTAGGAAAGAATGTCCTCGGCACCTAAGGCGCTGAGATCCCCATAGAGCATGGGCACGAGGAAGTGGGTCGGGACGGACAGGGTGATGAAAGTGAAGGCAGGCATTGGTGTGGGTTCCTTGATTGGTGTTGTTGATGTGGTTGGTGGGTTAGTCGGACGACTAACGGTCTTTCCTGTCACAGCGCCTCCACGCTGAAGCGATAGTCCAGCCGCTCCACGCGCAGCACCGCCTTGGTGTCGGGCAACGCATAGTCCTTCGCCCCGACGGTGCAGCGGATCAGGTCGTCTGCGCTGAAGAACCACGAGGTGCCCGTCGGGCGGACGACGAGGTAGCACACGTCCCCAATATCCATGCGGGCGGCGTTATTGGCGTCCCACAGCAGGTCGGAGATGTAGGCATCGGCCACATCCATGTGCGGCAGCGCGGCACGGGCCAGCGCCTGAAATGCCATGCGGAAATTCTCGTTCAGGATGCTGTCGCTGGGGTGGTTGTGGTGCAGGTTGGTTTCGACGGTCATGGTTTGGTCTCCTTGTTTGGGTTTGTGTTAGTCGGACGACTAACGGTTAGCAGGTGCAGTCTTTGCCGTAGCAGTCGCAGACGGCGCAAAAGAACGCAGGAGTGAGTGCCTGCGCGGTGGGCATGACGTGACGGGAGAACTCAAGTGGATGGGCAGCATCGGCAGCGCCGACATCGGCGTGATGCTTGTAGGTGGGGTAGGGGCGCTTCGTGAACTTGTCGGTGCGCTTGATGCTCGGGCGCTTGTAGTCAACGGCAACCTTGGTGGCGGGCTTACCCTTGACGGTTCCGGTGGCCTTGCCGCTGCCGACGCAGCCGATAACGCAGACATCGGCGTTAGGCACGAGACTAGCAAGCAGGGCGCGCATCTGGTCTTTGGTCATTCGATTGATCCTTGCGTTAGGCGGCGGACTAACGGCAGCGCGGTGGCGCTGGCCGACGAACTCGATACACAAACTTCCAATAAACATAATATCACAACTGATACACTAATCTACTATTTAATAAAAAATAGTCTGATTTGATAAAAAAAGATCACATCTGGTGGCAGCGGTCCGGCAAGATCCGGCAGCTCGGGTAATGTTCCTTTTGTTCTATATATTGTTCTAAAAAATATATAATAGAACAAGCTAATGTTCTGAATGTTCGTAATGTGGGGGGGGTAGCATTGTCTAAGGGGGAAAAATTTGGTGGAGGGCGGTGCTGACATCGCGCGAACGATGTTCGACGAAAACAAAATCCATTTTCCCGCCATACCCCCCAAAACCGGTAACATTACGAACATTGTAATGAAATCAATGGGTTAGGGTAGAACATTAGGGGCCAAAATCGGTAACATTACGAACATTGCAAAAGGGTGTTGACAGGCCAAAAAAAGAAAGTTATCGTCGCTATTGCGACGATAAAAGTTTTCCGCCCAGCCCGCGACGCTCTCGCGGGCTTTTTCATGTGAAAAAGAGTTCATGTGTATAACGCAGTGAAAAGTGTTGTTTGGGCGAAAAAGTCGAGCGTTAGTCGGCGGACTAACGAAAAAAGTGGTTGACAAAATAGTCCCAGAACGGCTACCACGTAGTGGTAGCCGCCCAGCCCGCCGAACAGCGCGGGCTTTTTTGTTGCTCGATGCGGCCCACAGAACTGGTCTCGGTTCGTGTTAGTCGGCGGACTAACGGTGCTGCCAATAGATGCTCGATGCAGCCCAGAGAACTGGTCTCGGCCCCCGCTAGTCGCCGGACTAACCCTGCTCGATGCGGTCAGAGCGCCCGCACAGCCCGCCGAAACCGACGCGCTGCGACACGACGTGAGTCGCTCGATGCAGCCCAGAGAACTGGCATCGCGCCGTTAGTCGGAGGACTAACGCGAGGCCAAAAAAAAGGCCCACCCGCCGAAGCGGATGGGCCAGAGGTCATGGCGCGAAAATCGCGCAGAGGTGCAAGCCGACATAAAGCATACAGAACAAAGCCGCGACGCCTAGCGCGTCAGCGATAAGATCACGAATCCGCATCATTCCATTCCTTTCCTAAGAAGATGGGGCGGCTTGCGCCGCCCCGCCCGTTTCACTTTTGCGGCTGGCTCAGGTTGAAGCCTGCGATCTTAGCCACATCGCGCATCGCCTTCTGTAAGGCCTCAAGGTCCGCCTTGATCGTCACGTCCGCCTTGAAGGTGCGAGTGTAGGCCGTTTGCAGGTGATCCTTGAAAAAGTCCGTGTCCGTCTTGGACACGCGCGCCTTGCCCGACGCCTCATCCTTGGCTTCCTCGCGCGCCTTCAGATCGTTGCGGATCTTGCCAAGGTGCGAGGTCGCGTTGCCCTTCCAAGTGATCGTCTTGGAGATGTTGCCCTTGGGCGTTCCGCTCAGAAGCACCTTGTTAGACACGCCTTCATCCGTGAACTTCTGAAGGTCCGCGTCCGTCATGCGCTTGCCCTTGATCTTGACGGTCGCCGCGCTGATCCACATCAGGCTTTCGCGGAAGGTCCGATTTTCGTTCGTGACCTTGCCCTCGCGCACATCCTTGTCAGTGAAGGATGCGGTATTGGCGAACGTGTAGCCAGCGCCGATCAGGCCGTCGATCAGCGCAAGGCGCGACACCTCGGCACGTGCGCCGTCATCGAAAGACTTGCGGGAAAGCGCAACGATCTGCGCCAGTGTAAGGGTCTTGTTTTCCATGGGGATATCTCCATTCCATGATTGCAACATCGGGCGGCCTCATTGCCGTTCCGATGAACAACTTATGGCATTTCCTGCTAGGCAATTGTGACGTTTCAGCGCCGATATACGATCTTTTCACGTTAGTCCGGCGACTAACGGCAATCCCGCGCCACGCCGGACCCCCACCGGAGGGGTATCCCCCCGAATGGCAGCGCGCGTCTATGCTGTATAGTAATACTATTCCACACAAACACCGCGCCAAAATAGTACAATACAAAAGATTACATCTCCTACCACCCCCTCCCCCTCAACTTTCGGCCCGGCCAGACCCCACCCCCTTGGGTGCCACCCCCTCTCTAAGAAAGGTACCATCCAAATCAAAACAGGGTATATATTGTGATCACGAACTAGGAACTGGGCCAAGATGACCCTGCACATCATAACGGAGGCCGACGTGCCTTTGAACGACGACGAACTGGACGGCCAAGGGTTCATGACGACCCTAGAGGCTGCTGCAAACACCGCTCGCCTGCTCGCCGACGCCGGGCTGGATATGGAACTGAGTGACGACGATCTCGACGACGCCGCTTCAACGGCCCGTCAGGCGGCAAGGAACCCAACCGCCCTGCAAACACAGGCTGCAAAGCAGTCTCTCACCAAGAAAACACCGGCAGCCCTGCTGCTCACGGAGAAAATCCTGAAGGACTACGGCCACAAAGTGGTCGAAGAGGCTGCTCAGGTGCGTCACATGGTCGTGAACAAGCTCGTGCAGGAGACGGAAAACCCCGACGCACGCATCAGAATCAAGGCGCTTGAGCTCTTGGGTAAGGTTTCCGACGTCGGACTGTTCACCGAGAAGCAGGAAATCACCGTTACGCACCAGACCAGCGACGATCTGCGTGAGCGCCTGCGTCGAAAGCTCGAAAAACTGCGGGATGTGACCCCAATTCAGGCCATCGAAGAGGCCGATGTGGTCTACGACCACGTAGAAGGAGAAGAAAATGAGTGATGTCGTCAAATTCTACCCAAAAGACGCCGCGAAGGACGCCGATAACGTGCTGGAACAAGCCGTTGGCGTCTACGACGAGGTGCTGATCATCGGCTACCGCAGGGGAGGTGAGGGTGAAATGGACGCCCGTGCCACTCTCGGGCTGAAAGACGGCGGTGACGTGCTCTGGCTCATCGAAAAGTTCAAGTTCAAGCTGCTGGCCGGGGACTATCAGGGCGAGCCCGACGAGAATGAGTAAAAACGGCCCCCTTGGCTTCGACAGGGAGGAGCTGGAGCTGCTCCTGCAGAACGTCGACATCCTCGAAGAGCGAGAGCTGCTTGAGATCGAGAAGATGCTGGAGGAGTTGGACCGGAGGGCCGCCCTGCAGGCCGCCAAGGACGACCTGATCGCCTTCTGCAAGCGCGTAGACCCTAACTATAAGGTGGGCAGGCACCACAGGCTCCTTGCAGACCAGCTGATGGCCCTTGAGTCGGGCACAAAGGACCGTGTGGCGGTCAACATGCCGCCCCGTCACGGCAAGAGCCAGTTGGTGTCCGTCTACTATCCTGCGTGGTTCATCGGTCGGAACCCGACAAAGAAGGTCATGATGGTGTCCCACACCACTGATCTGGCCGTGGATTTTGGCCGGAAGGTGCGAAATCTGATCGACAGCGACGTGTACCGCGAGATTTTCCCCAGCTCTACGCTGGCCACGGACTCTAAGTCTGCCGGTCGGTGGAACACGAGCATGGGCGGCGAGTACTTCGCCTGCGGTGTGGGATCGGCCCTCGCGGGCCGGGGCGCTGACCTGCTGCTTGTCGACGACCCTCACTCCGAACAGGACATCCTGAACGGTAACTTCTCCGTGTTCGAGAAAGCCTACGAGTGGTTCGCCTACGGTGCCCGGACCCGTCTGATGCCGGGAGGGGTCGTGTCGGTGGTCCAAACTCGCTGGCACGCCGACGACCTAACAGGGCGTCTCGTCAGGGACATGACGAACAATGAGGACGCCGACCAGTACGAGGTGGTGGAGTTCCCGGCGATTCTGGAGGTGGAACAGATAAACCCCGAAACGGGCAAGGAAGAGACAGTACAGAAGCCGCTCTGGCCCGAGTTCTTCGACATGGCTGCCCTGCTGAGGACGAAGGCGTCGATGCCGGTCTTCCAGTGGAACGCGCAGTACCAGCAGAATCCGACGGGCGAAGAGGCCGCCATCGTCAAGCGTGAGTGGTGGAGGCTGTGGCCTGACGAGAGCCCGCCCCACGTCGAGTACATCATCCTCTCCCTCGACGCCGCTGCCGAGACTAACAACCGTGCGGACTACACGGCGCTGACCACATGGGGTGTGTTCTTCAATGACGAGGAGAATGCCCACCAGATCATCCTGCTGAACTCGATCAAGCGGCGTCTGGAGTTCCCGGAGCTGAAGACACTGTGCCTTGAAGAGTACAGGCAGTGGGAGCCGGACAGCTTCATCGTTGAAAAGAAGTCCGCCGGAACGGCTATCTTCCAAGAACTGCGGCGCATGGGCCTGCCGGTGTCAGAGTACACCCCGCACAGGGGCACGGGGGACAAGATGGCGCGTCTGAACTCTGTTTCCGACATCATCGCGTCGGGAATGGTCTGGGTGCCGCCGAAACGGTGGGCGGAGGAGCTCGTGGAAGAGGTTGCAGGCTTCCCGTTCGCGTCAAACGACGACTTGGTGGACAGCACGGTCATGGCGCTGCTGAGATTCCGGCAGGGCGGGTTCATCCGACTACCCACTGACGAGCCTGACGACGAGCCGGTCTACCGACGTCGGGTTGAGTATTACTAAGAGGAGTGGTATCTTCTTCCTTGGCGGGGGTTTGCTCCTTTTTCTCCGCCACTCTACCTCCCTGTTGGACTAGGCCCGCTGTCTCCTCCAGCGGGCCTTTTTCATGAAAAAATGACTCTCTTGCCCTTGCGAATCACCCCTCGGACAGGCTACGAAAGTGGCAGAGGGACGCCAACAAACTGTCGCGTTGTCGAGGCGGTTTCTTGATGGTCAAAAGCTGAACAGACTGCGCCACGGCTCTTCAACTCAAACCTAGCGTCCCTCACGATATTCCTGCTATAGTCCGCACCAGACCTGCAGGGGATGCACAATGGCTATCGTAAAACCCATGACTCCGTTCGAGCTCGGCCCGGGCATGGAAGAGCCGGATGTCGAAGTCGACATTCTTGCCGTCGGGGGAGAAGAGCCGGACATCGAAGTCGATCTGGAGACCGGCGAGGTCACGGTGGACTTTGGTGAAAACGACAACACCGAAGACGACGAGGATGTGGGCGGCGAGTTCGGGGACAACCTCGCCGAGGCGCTCGAAGAATCCGACATGGAGAGCATGGCCTCGGAGCTCGTCGACTCGTTCATGTCAGACCGTGAGAGCCGCAAGGACTGGGCTGCGGCCTACATCAAGGGCCTTGACCTGCTTGGCATGAAGATCGAGGAGCGGACGCAGCCGTGGGATGGGGCCTCCGGTGTGTTCCACCCGATGCTGACCGAGGCTGTCGTGCGGTTCCAAGCGCAGGCAATGGGCGAGCTGATGCCCGCCAGCGGCCCTGTTCGCACAAAAATCATGGGAAAACTGACGCCCGAGAAGGTCGAGCAGGCCCAGAGGGTGCACGATGAGATGAACTATCTCATCACCGAGGAGATGCCCGAGTACCGCGACGAGATGGAGCAGATGCTGTTCCGGCTGCCGCTGGCGGGGTCTTCGTTCAAGAAGATCTACTATGACCCGATCTACGAGCGTCCGGCGTCGATTTTCGTGCCCGCTGAGGACTTCGTCGTGTCCTATGGCGCGTCTAACCTGCAGGCGTGCCCGCGCTACACGCATGTGATGAAGAAAACGGACAACGAGGTCCGCCATCTGCAGGCAGTTGGCTTCTACAGGGACGTCGAGCTGCCCGATGCAGTGCGCGATCTGACCGACATCGAAGAGAAGTACAACGAGCTGGCTGGCGAAGGGGCCGTGATCGAGGACGATCCGCGCCGCACGATCCTCGAAATGCACGTCGATATTGACCTGCCGGAGCCTTACGAGGATGAAGACGGCATCGCCCGGCCCTACGTCATCACAATCGACAAAACATCGCGTATAGTTCTCGCAATCCGCAGGAATTGGCGCGAAGACGACACCAAGAAGCGCAAACTGCTGCATTTCACCCACTACATGTACCTGCCGGGCATGGGGTTCTACGGTACGGGCCTGATCCATCTGATCGGTGGCCTTGCGAAGTCGGCCACGTCGATCCTGCGACAGCTCATCGACGCTGGCACTCTCTCCAACCTGCCTGCCGGGCTCAAGTCGAAGACCGTTCGCATCAAGGGTGACAACACCCCGCTGATGCCGGGCGAGTGGCGCGATGCCGACGTGACCGCCGGTACGCTGCGAGAGGGTATGTTCCCACTGCCGTATAAGGAGCCCTCGGGCGTCCTCTATCAGCTGCTTGGGAACGTGGTGGAGGAGGGCCGTCGCATCGGCTCCGTGGCCGACATCCAAGTTGGGGCGATGAGTGCGAACGCGCCGGTAGGCACCACGCTGGCCCTCATGGAGCGCTCGCTGAAGGTCATGTCTGGGGTGCAGGCGCGTCTCCACGCCGCCATGAAGCAGGAACTGCGCATTCTGGCGCGGATTATCCACGACTACATGCCGGAAGAGTACGCCTACGAGATGGATGGGGACTTCAACCGTCGGCAGGACTTCGACGGGCGGGTCGATGTGATCCCTGTCTCCGATCCGAACGCAGCCACCATGGCTCAGCGCATCGTGCAGTATCAGGCGGCTCTCCAGCTGGCTCAGCAGGCCCCTCAGCTCTACGACATGGGCAAGCTGCACCAGCAGATGCTGGAGGTACTGGGTATCCAGAACGCCTCGGACATCATCAAGCTGCCCGAAGACATCAAGCCGATGGACCCGGTGGCCGAGAACATGGCGCTGCTGCAGCAGACTCCGGTCAAGGCGTTCCTCTATCAGGACCACGACGCGCACATTGCTGCCCACATGGCGGCGATGCAGGACCCGAAGATTGCCCAGATGGTCGGCCAGTCGCCGTTCGCAGGGGCTATTCAGGGTGCGGCCATGGCCCACATCACCGAGCACGTCGCCTACAAGTACCGCAAGGAGATCGAGATGCAGCTTGGCGTGCCGCTGCCTCCCGAGGGAGAGCCGCTGCCGGAAGACGTCGAGATCCAGCTGTCGCGCATGGTCGCCGCTGCCGCTGCGAAGCTGTTCAACCGGAACATGGCCGAGGCTCAGCAGATGCAGGCCGAGCAGCAGGCGCAAGACCCGCTGACCGTGATCCAGCAGCGCGAACTTGCTCTCAAAGAGCGCGAGCTCGACCACAAAATCGACATCGAAAACAAGAAGTTGCAGGTCAACGCGGCTACCAGCGCGGGCAACCTCTTCATCCAGCAAGAGCGCGTCGAGAGCGAGAACGACCGATCGGCAGCCAACACCATGGCGAAACTCGCCACCGATGCCGTCCGCGAGAACGTCAAAGCCCAAACCGAAGGCACGAAGCTGGCCATCGAGGCCGCAAAGACCCTGCAGCAGCGCAGAGGTCCGATGGAGCGGGGCGGGGCTGAGTGATGGAGAGCACCGTTTTCGCACTGCTGCACCGCAGCATCGAAGAGCAGAAGGAAGACATCAAGGAGTACTTGGCCTCTGGTGGGGCCAAGAACTACGACGAGTACTGCCGGGCACACGGGCAGTACATCGCTCTTGAGAGGATGACCGACAACGTTAAGGAGCTAGAGAAAAGATTTATTGCGGACTGATGGCGTCCGCTGTAATTCTTTTTGTCACGCAGACAATCTGCGCAAGGCGCTGTGAGCCTCAATCACTGCAGGAGAAAACATGTACACGGCTAACAAAGTCGAAGACGAGCAGCTAATGGCGAAGCTGCCGGAGCCATCTGGATACAGGCTCCTAATCGCCATCCCCGAAGTCAGCGAGAAGACCGACGGTGGCGTGTTCATGCCGGACACGCTGAAGAAGGCCGAAGAGACGGCCTCCATGATCGGGTTTGTCGTCAAGGCTGGCCCGGAAGCGTATTCCGACGCGAACAAGTTTCCGAGTGGCCCTTGGTGCAAAGAGGGCGACTTCGTGATTTTCCGGTCCTATTCGGGCACCCGCTTCAAGGTGATGGGCAAGGAATTTCGTCTGATCAACGATGACACCGTCGAGGCGGTTGTCGAAGACCCACGGGGGTATAGCCGAGCATGACCGACAAGAACGACGACATCGAGATCGAACTCGACGGCGACGACGAGCTGGAAATCGAGATTCAGGACGACACTCCGGAGCCCGACAAGGGCAAGCCGAAAGCGCCGGAAGTCGAGACGGAGTCCAAGTCGGCTGGTGCCGATGACGACGACCTCGAAGGCTACTCCGAGAGCGTCAAGAAGCGCATCAACAAGCTGAAGTTCGACCAGCACGCTGAGCGCCGCGCCAAGGAAGAGGCCGTTCGCCTGCGCGAAGAGGCCATCTCCTACGCCGAGAAAATCCGCAAGGAGAACGAGGAGCTTCGCAGGGCATATGCCGAGGGTGAGTCCGTCCTCGTCAACCAGACCAAGGCGCGGCTGGAGAGCGACCTGACTCGGGCAAAATCCGAGTACAAGGCCGCATACGAGGCTGGCGACGCCGACGCCGTGCTGGCCGCTCAGGAGAAGCTCATCAAGCTTCAGACCGAGCACGAGCGCGTGTCCAACTACAGGCCCCGTGGCGCTCCGACGCCTGCTACACAGGCCGCCCCTGCGGCTCCCGCCGCGCCCGCTCCCGCAAAACCGGACGAGCGCGCCATGCAGTGGGCCGAGAAAAACCCTTGGTTCATGAAAGATAAAGCCATGACAGGCTTTGCTATGGGGGTCCACGAA